AAGAAAAAGAACACATTACGCGAATGGTTTTCCCAGAATGACGGAAAGGGTTGGGTTGATTGTAAGACGGGCAAGCCTTGTGGTCGTCAAAAGGGGGAAAAGCGTAAGAGTTATCCGGCCTGCCGCCCTACTATGGCACAGTGTACATCAGCAGCGAAAAAGAAGAAATCATCAAAACGAATTAGCTGGAAAGCTAATGGGGGTTTAGTGAGAGTGTTTTGAGAAGTAACAGGAGTATGTTATGAAAGATTTAAGCGGAGACGGAAAGGTCACAAAAGGCTATAAATACGGCGGCAAAGTCAAACTAGCGGGTGGCGGCTGCGTTATGGCTGGTCGTGGCGGCAAGTATAAAGGGACGAAGTGATGGCTGAACGTAAACAGATTAAACTAAAGAAAACCCGTGGTGGTGCGCAACAATATGAACGCTCTAAAGGTGATTTTAAGCGTCATGTTGATGATTTGTTTTATAAATTTATGGCAAATCCTTCAGGCGATCCTGATTTTTCGGAAAAAAGGGCCAGATTAAAGGCTGGCATGTATGGTGCTAGTGAGTATCTTGACGCTGGCGGTGAGCTTGAGGAATTGCTTATGGGCTTTGCAAAAAAAGACGCCAAAGAAAGAAGGAAAAGGCCAGTAAAAAAGGCCAAAGGTGGTATGGTCAAAAAGGGATACAAAAACGGCGGCTGTGTGATGGCAGGTCGTGGTGTTCGCAACACACGAATGGTGTAAGATATGACAACTTCAGGTTCTAGGGACTTTAACATGGATGTCGGTGAGATCATCGAGGAGGCGTATGAACGCTGCGGCCTCGAAGTTCGCACTGGTTATGATGCAAAAACTGCGCGACGGTCACTAAACCTGATGTTTGCAGACTGGGCAAACCGTGGTGTAAATTTGTGGACGGTTCAACAAGGCACCGCCACGCTTGTTCAGGGCACAGCGACGGTTACATTAACAGCGGATGTGGTCGATGTTTTGGAAATGGTTTTGCGCAGGGATGGCACGGATTACGAGATTGAGCGGATTAGTCGTGGCGAGTATATAACCTTGCCGGATAAAACCACTCAAGGTAGACCAAGCCAGTTCTGGTTTAACAAACAGATTGATCCCATAATTAATTTGTGGGCTGTGCCGGAAAATTCCACCGATCAAATTGTGTATTATTACGTGCAGCGAATTGAAGATGCGGACGCTTTGGTAAATACAACTGACATGCCGTTTCGGTTTTATCCATGTATGGTTGCTGGTCTGGCGTATTATCTTGCGATGAAACGCGCCCCGCAACTTGTTCAACTTTTAAAAACTGTTTACGAGGAGGAGTTCCAACGTGCAGCGGATGAAGATGAAGATCGAGTTCCTTTAAAGTTACAGCCTAGTATTCAGTATTTGAGGGTATAATGGCATATGCTTCTGGGAAACATGCTTGGGGTATATCTGACAGATCGGGAAGGCGGTATCGTCTGAACGAGATGAAGACGGAATGGACGGGTGCCAAAGTCGGGCCCGACGAGTTTGAACCTAAACATCCGCAGCTTTATCCCCCTAAAGCTTATCCTGATCCACAGGCACTTCGAGATCCACGTCCGGAGCAAGGTTTAACAGCGCAAAGAGATATACAATACGGATTTGATCCTGTAGGATTTTATGAAATTGCCGGGATTACTCCGGCAAATAGATTGGTTGGGACGGGTGCCGTTGGCACAGTTACGGTGGTGACAACATGAGCTTTACATATGCGCAGCTTAAAACGGCTATTCAGGATTTTACCGAAAACACTGAAACAACGTTTGTTAATAATTTGCCGATTTTTATTCGCACGGCGGAAGAGCGAATTTTAAAAAGTGTTCAATTAGATTTGTTTCGAAAAAACGTAACTGGGAACATGACAAGTGGGAATAAATATTTAGCGCAACCTTCTGACTTTTTAGCGCCGTTTTCTTTGAGTTATCTTAGCAGTAGTGCACATGAATTTGTAGAGTTCAAGGACGTAAGTTTTGTTCAAACGTACACACCAAATCCGGCAACTACAGGACTGCCGAAATATTATGCGGTGTTTGACAATACAAACTTTATTTTAGCTCCGACCCCTAATGCGGACCTCACTGTTGAAGTGCATTATTTTTATCGCCCAGCTAGCATTACATCGGGAGCGGAAAGTGGAACAACGTGGTTAAGTGAAAACGCAGAGTTGACGTTGCTGTATGGTTCTTTGTTAGAGGCGTATGTCTTTATGAAAGGGGAGCAAGACGTTATGGCGATGTATGATAAACGTTATCAAGAAAGCTTAATGGGCTTAAAAATGCTTGGGGAATCCAAAGAGACAACTCAAGAGTACCGGGTTGGTAAGGTTATAAGGCCAAAACAATAATGTTTGATGCTAGAGTAGACATATCCGAAGCGCCTATTGTGAACGTAATCACGACAGAAAACCGTGGTCAGACTCCTGAAGAGGTTGCGGCAAGGTGCGTAGAAAGGATTGTGCAGGTTTCTGAAACTGCGCATCCAGTTTTGAGAGATCAAGCAATTGCCTATCGTGACGCCGTACAACAAGTGGTGACGTTTTACATGAAAGAGGCTATAAAAAGTGACAGAACTACGGTATATAATGCAATCAAGGATGCTGGGCAACTCAGTCTGGCAGAAGCCATAAGGAGACTTTAGCATGGCAATTACACAGGCAATGTGTACTTCTTTCAAGAAAGAGCTTCTGTTAGGAGTACATAGGTTTGGAACGAATGCAGCCGACACAATGAAGTTGGCTTTGTATACAAGCTCCGCAACATTAGATGCGACAACAACAGCGTACTCAGCCACAAATGAAGTGTCTGGCACGGGATATAGTGCTGGTGGAGGAAGTTTGACTGGGGTGGCTCCGACAACAAGTTCGACCACGGCGTTTACAGATTTTGCAGACCTGACGTTTACAAGCTCAACGATTACCGCAAGGGGCGCATTAATCTACAACAGTACACCAAGTGCTAATGATGAGTCTGGCTCTGCGCTTACGAATCCGTCTGTTGTTGTTTTAAACTTTGGTTCTGACAAGACATCTTCAAACGGTGACTTTACAATTCAATTCCCAACAGCGGATGCGTCTAGTGCTATTATAAGGATCGCGTAACAATGGCAGTGCTTGTAAACAGGGCAAAGATGTCCACGGCAACAACAGGCACTGGGACTATTACATTGGGCAGTGCGGTTTCTGGGTTTCAAACCTTTGCTGATGCTGGTGTTACTGACGGGCAGACGGTTCGTTATGTAATTGAAGATGGTGCAAATTTTGAGATTGGCAACGGCACATACGGTGCGTCAGGCACGACACTAAGCAGGTCAGTTCTTGAAAGCTCAAACTCAGATGCGGCGATAAACCTGTCTGGGAATGCTTTTGTTTTCATTGGCGCGATAGCTAGAGACATTACTTCAGATGTGGCAATAACGGGTGGTAGTGTGACGGGCATTACGGATCTTGCTATTGCTGATGGTGGAACGGGCGCTTCGACTGCGGATGCGGCGAGGACTAACTTAGGGACAACGGACGAGGCCACGGCTCTCGCCATTGCATTGGGCTGATCTATGGCAAACACATTTAAAGTTGTAACAAAAGCGGGAGTAACGACCCTAGATGATATTTACACGGTTGCGGGATCCACAACGACAGTGGTTCTTGGTTTGGTTCTTGGCAACACAACATCTAGTCAGGTTACGGCTACGGTGACGCTCTCTAGTGATACAGCAAACAGGGCTGGTAACAACGATGAAGCGAATCAGGATGTTGAGATTGTGACGGATGCGCCGATACCTCAAGGGTCATCTCTTTCTGTGCTTGATGGTAAGGTTGTTATGGAAACTACGGATATTTTGAAGGTATCTGCTTCGGGTGCAACCGATGTTATTCTTAGCATTATGGAGCAAACCTAATGAGTAACCAAAGTGATCTTGCAAAATCTGCGGCTGGGTTTAACGGAGATCCTTTAAGCATTGATACAGCTAACAATCGGATTGGCGTTGGGGCGAGTTCAGTTCCAGCCGCAGCAAGGGCTATGGTGTCTGGTGGACGTTTCTATGTAAACTCACAAGATCAGTATTCAGTTTTGTTACAAAACGGAGGGACAAGTGGTGGGTTTATTGGTACAACTGGTGTTGATACAATAAACTTCTTTAGGTCTAACGGCACAGAACATATGAAAATCGACTCCGCTGGTCGTGTAACTATGCCGTATCAGCCGGGGTTTGCCGCTTATTCCCCAGCGACGTCGACTGGGTCTGGAGCCATAATTATATATGGTTCCACTTATCACAATATTGGTAACCATTATAATACTAGCACTGGAACATTCACAGCCCCTGTAGCAGGACGTTATTTATTTACTGCTAGCTGTTTGTTTAATTATTCATCTGGTGCATATCATCGTCTAAACTTTAGGTTGAATGGTTCCGTCTATAATACCTATGGTGAAACATTGGAGAACCAAGCGGGACCAAGTTATTCAACTGCAACAACATCAAACATATTTAGCTTGAATGCGAATGATACAATGGAAATGCATAATGGTAGTAGCGTAACGACATATGGCTCTAGTTATGGTCACTTTAGCGGAATTATGTTGGCATAGGATAAACACATGGCATACATTAGACAATCACTGACCGAAGGAGCCTTAAAATAAGGAAGGAAAAAACAAATGCCAAATATAACAATTAACTTAACGGACACAGAGCTAAAGTGCATGGAATACTGTGCAGCAAGCCCCCAAGACTGGGCAGATAATGTTGTAATAAACCGTGCCAGAATTGCTGGTGATGAAATCGTGGCGGCACTGGTAGCACATTGCAACGCAAATGAAATCACTATTGCAACTGGCAAGGATGCTCAGATTGCACAGGCTTTTGAACTGGGTGTTGCCAAAACAGCGGCACAACGTAATGCAGAGGCAGAACTGGAGTTACCATAATGGCAGGTTACATTGGCAGTCAAACACCTGTAGTCTCTAACGGATCACAACGTAAGTACACGTTTACAGCCACGGCTGCACAGACTGTCTTTACTGGAATGGACATTCCTAACCCCCAGCAAATCCAAGTATTTCAGAACGGTGTACGCCTAGTTATTACAACTGACTATACTGTTTCCAGCGGGACTACAGTTACGCTTGTGAATGCAGCTTCGGCTGGCGATAGCTTGGTGGTTATTCTGTTTGCTGATTACCAGTTGCTTGATCAAGATTTGTCTGGAGACTTTTCAGTAGATAGTCCTACGTTTGTAGTTGACAGTGCGAACAATCGGGTTGGGATTGGAACGACTTCTTTAACTGGAAAGGCCCACATTTACAAAAGCTCTGTGAACAATGCAATCATTGGCACAAGTTACAGCGGTCATTACTTTGAGTCACAAAGTGATGATGCCACAGATGGTTTTGAGATTTATCAACAGCACGGCTCTAATACGACCAGAAACAGCTTTATCGTAAACGACAACAGGACAGGCTCTAAATCTGCTGCATTTGTGGTCCGTGGGGATGGTAAGGTCGGGATTTCGACGAGTTCGCCTAACGCAACTTTAGATGTTTCGGATTCTACGCTTTCAACAATACGTTCAACGTCTGGTTCTTACAATTTAACAGCTTATCAGTATGCAACTGGTTTTGCTTATTTGCTAACAAATGGGCAGTTTGAAATAGGTACGTCTGGATCAAATCTTCTTCTTTTTAAAACAAACAATACGGAACGCCTCCGCATCGACACCAGCGGTGCTTTAAATGGTCCTCCCTCTGCAAACTTTGCTATAAAAACTGGTTCTGGCACAGGTGATATGCAGTTTTTCACCAATGGTAGCCAAAGAGCAACCATCGACAGCAGCGGTAATGTGTTGGTGGGCGTTACCAGTTCAATTACAGCAGGGTCTGAGGGAATAGAACTTAAGGGTGATTTGGGGTATATTAAGACAGGCAGAAACAATACTGGTTCTGTTGGACATTTCTTATTTTACAATCCTAATGGTAACGTAGGCTCAATTACAACAAGCGGCTCATCTACAGCTTTTAACACCTCATCAGACCACCGCCTAAAAGAAGACGTGCAGCCCATGACAGGCGCATCTGACCGTGTGCTTGCTCTCAACCCAGTAAACTTTGCGTGGAAAGTCGATGGTTCCCGTGTCGATGGCTTCCTTGCACATGAAGCACAGGCAATTGTACCAGAGGCAGTCACAGGTACACACAACGAAGTTGACGATGATGGCAATGCGGTCATGCAGGGTATCGACCAAAGCAAACTGGTGCCATTGCTTACGGCTGCACTGAAGGAAGCAATCACTAAGATTGAAGCGCTAGAAACAGAGATGACATCTGTTAAAGCAAGACTAGACGCACTGGAGGGTAACTAATGTCAGGCTATATCGGTACAATACCCACACCACAGGCAACGATGAACAGGGATGTCTTTACTGCTACGGCGGGACAGACAAGTTTTCCAACATCAGGGTATACACCGGGATTTCTTGATGTGTACATGAACGGCGTACACTTGGTTAATGGTACGGATTATACAGCAAGTAATGGTTCTGATGTGGTTCTTACATCTGGGGCGGCTGTTGGAGACAACTTAGAAGTTGTAATATTTAAAACCTTTGAGACTGCAAACTCAGGTGGAAGATATAAAGGTGAACGTGGAACAGTCGGAAGTGTGGCTTCAGCGGGTGACATTTTTAGGATTAATCAGCAACAGCTAGATACAAGTGTTACTATAGATTCCACAGAGAATGCTTCCTGTGCTGGTCCGTTGACAATAGCCACGGGTGTGACGCTGACAGTAAACGGTAATTTAACGGTGGTATAAATGGCAGG